GTTCCCTCTGTCCAGATCTCCCATATACGAAGGTCGGTGCCTGAGTCCGGTCCTCCGTTCTTCTCCATGTGGGCCTGAACCTGCAGCAGCGTAAGGTCCTGACCTGCTGAGAGCGTGATGGGAACTGTCGTCTTAGAAGTGGTTGACTTCACACCGCTGGCCACTACATCATTCCAGTTGGATCCTCCGTCTATGGAGTACCAGATGTATGCGGTGTCGTCGACCTGATTGCCGACAAATTCCCATGATACATTCAGGGTAAGTGCTGTGTATGTCTGACCGGCTGATGGGAATCCTGTCCATGTGTAGCTGGCGTCGCCGGCAGACAGGTTTGCGTAAGTGTTATTGTCGCCTGCGTCCGTTCCGTCATAGGCATTTGCCGGGTTGGTAAATGTTCCAGATCCGGTAGATGGACGTAGGTACTCGATTGCCATCGTTTATTTCTTCTTTGCGTTGCGCTCTCTCATGATCTCGATGAGCGTGTCTGTCTTTCCTTCGATGGTTCCCATTCTGCTCAGGATCTCACCAAACTCGTCCGACATGTGTGCCTCTCTAACCTCTTCCTTTTCACGGTAGTGCTTGAAGTCGTCCCTGCACTCTTCGAGACTGTTGACTCTCATCTCCAGCTTGTTGTGCTCATCCCTTGTTGGGAAGAACTGGTTTATAAGTCCTGTAACGGTGTCCGCTCCGAGGAATGTGATTACGGCCAGAAGGAACCCGACGATGGTCATCTTCCCCGGGTTATTCTTGGCGCTCTCCCATACCCGTCTCATGACGGGTCCCTTACTTGATGATGTCGATAACCTGCTTGACTGTTCCGTCCGGGCAGGTTAGATTCTCCTCGTCGCTATAGTTCCAGCACGTCAGAACTCCATCGGCCAGCTGGCCTCCGAGGTCTCCTCCGATCTTCTGGGCGACGACTTCGCCATCAGCTTCACGGAAGCCGTCAGGGCATTCTCCCTGCGTTACGCCGATGCACAGCGTTAGCCGATCTTCCTTGGCAGCGCATCCTGCCATCATCACCACTGCGGCGATGAGAAATACGATCTTATTCATCTTCAATCCTTTCGATGTATTGTCTTGCCTTTGCGATTCCAAGGCGGTCGTGGGAGTACCAGACCTTCCACCCGGCGAGCCGAACGGCAGCCCAGTAGGTCCATCGCCGGCCCCACTCTGTTTCGGAGACCTCCATGGCCTCCCGGAAGAGCGCGTCGGCCTTCCATCTGCTCTCGATCTCTGATCCGTAGAGAGCATCATGAAGGATCGCAGCGTTCGTGTATCTTCCGAAGTGTCGGAGGAATGCCTTCGACGCCCCGTCGTGCTCGAACCCCTTTTTTATGACGTAAATCGTCCCACTCTTTGACCGGTAGATCAGGTCGCACTCAAGTGCGTACAGGTCGTCGGTCACCTGTTTGCTGTCTGCATAAGCGCACGGGAATCCGTCTTCATCGTAGAACCCGGCGCGTTTAGGAATGTTATCCATTACACACCTCCACATCCATGCATGATGCCCTATGTGGAGGCGCGAATCAAAGACTCATTTCGCTTTTTTGCGGAGTTCCTTGACCTCGTCTTCCATGTTTTTCTTCTGCGCCCGTGATTTGCTGTATGTCCGAACGTTTATCCCCGGGATGATACCGAGGATCTCCTGAGTCGGTGTCTTCGGGTTGATCACGGGGTTGGTCCTGCGCGTTTCAGGCGTCATGATCAGCGACTCGATCAGGTTGTAGGCGCTGTCGGCAATGTCCGGTGTCGGCAGGAAGTTCTGGACGCCGTACTTGACGTTGTCGTAGACCCCTTTGCCGTCCTTGCGGTATGTAACCGGACGCATGAAGTACGGGTTGATGGCTGAGTCTCCGGTCAGCCACGGCGCCGCGAACATCATCTGCTGCGGAATACCGCCGGTGACAAGACCGCGCAGCGTCTCTCCCGGCTCTGTGAGCTGCATGTGCGGGATGGTGTTGCTGTAGCGAACCATGGTCTTCTCGTCTCCGGAGGACAGGCCCGGGACGGCTGCCGCCTTCCCTTCCATGCCGTACCCGTGGTATGGCATATCCTCTCCGTCCTCGATCCCTTGGAAGTAGTTGAGTGCCCATAGAGAACCCATCAGAGCGAGCGCTCTCGTAGGATGGTCCCTTACCTGCTTGATCAGCATCGGTGTTGAGTAGTACGTCCACGCGATGAACGGTACCGTACCGGTTCGGCGCATCCATTCGCCGGCGCGGCTCATCGGCTTGGTGTAGTCAGGGATGATGTCGTTGTTGATCTTCTTGACCGCGTCCTCGATACTCATCCCGCCTTCAGTAAGCTGCTTGAGAGATGCGAATCGCATAGCATCATCCTCAGCCTGATAGAGCTTCTGGAACTTCCCAGAGATCTTCTCCATGGTGCCGTCGATCCTTGTCGTCTGTGGCGTCATGTACTGGTTCAGCGTGTCGTTGAGCTTTGACCGCCCGAACAGCCCGAGCTCTGCAGCGTCCTCCCACAGTAGCAGGTCCTTGCTCGCCTCGAGCCGTCGCAGCTCAGTCGCCTCAGTCCCGGAGATCGTGCCGACGATGTCCTTGGCGCGGAGCTCGATCAGCTTGTCGAAGTCTCCTTTGATCGCGACACCCTTGATCGCATCTTTGTATGCCTTGACCGGATCCAGACCGGACATGTAGATCATGGCGATGTTTCCGTGCCAGTTGTTGAAGTGTGCGCGTGGGTTGAAGACGGTGTGCGACTTCTTCAGAGAGCGCACGTAGTCATTCCAGAACTGGCGGAACTCCTTGAACGGTCCGTTCGTTACGCCTCCGACCATCATGTTCGACAGGTTGTTGATGTCGTTTGCGATGTCCGCTGAGACCCAGCGTCCGTTGAGCACTCCGTACTTCTCGCCCGTGAGCAGCTTGTATCCGTTCTCCTCTAGGGCGAGCTCGGTCAGCTTCGTGTTCTTTGGCACTAGGTATTTCTCCGGGATGCTCTTGAGCAGCTTGGAGTGTTCAGCCATCGTCGAGATCCGCATCATCGTTTCAGGGTAGGTGTATGCGACGTCACGGATCTCTCCCATCGCGTCGCGCTCCGCTGACGTCCAGTCCCGCCGGAACTCGAAATTGCCGTTCGGCAGCTCCTTGGCCTCGATGAACCCCTCACCCGGCTTGCCGAGGATCCCGGTGCTGTCGTACAGCGCATACTCGTCCGCATCGCCTGTCCATACCTTGCCGCGTCGCTTGATCTCGTCGATCGTGAATCCAGACTTGCCCCAGAACGTGTTCTTAACCCGCTGGGACAGCTTTGGAGCGTATGTGCGGTGCACGTACATTCCCTTCCAGTTGTCGTACGTGTCCTGAGACAGCAGGCCATCCTTGACCAGCTGCTTGCTTGCCTCGTCGATTTGCTCGATCATGTAGTCGCCAAGGCGCTGCATCGATTTGGACAGCTTTACCGGTTCGCCCTCGAGGTACCGCTGAAGGCCCTCTCGCGTCTGGCTCGGGAGCTGTGCGAGCTCGTGGTGCATCATCTCCATCCGCATTGCCGTTCTATTCGTTCCCATGAGCGTCTTGTCGCGGATGTCCATGTAGTCATCCTTGAGGCGGATCTTGTGACCCGTGACGAGATCAACGAAGTCGCTCTCTTTCATCTTGGCGATGGCGTTGTCCAGAGCGCCGCCGGTGATCTTGTTGACGGCCTTCCATCCCAGCTTGGCGATTGACCTGATGACCGCGTCGGATCCCTCCTCCGTCTTCTTGGTGAGCCATGCGCCGCCGCCGTGCATCTGCATGACGCCTTTTTCGTCGGCTCCCGGGATGTGGCTCTTCAGGTAGTCCGCTCCGACCTCTGCCATGTCCTCTGGGTGGTTCGACGACAGGATATTGACGGCATCGGCGTAGTCGATATCCCTGATGGGAGCCCTGCTCCCGAACTCTCTCATTCTGCGCTTCTCGCCGTACCACAGGATGGCCTGCATGTCTGATACGGTAAGGTCGCTGTAGCCCTTCTTCTTCAGGTCCACTACGGCCTCTGCTGCCACTCGCTGCATGAAGCGTCTGTCGGCAGCGTTCATCGGGGTGTCGCGCAGCCCCGAGTTCGTGCTGAAGATGTTGTTGGCGGCCTGCTCCACCTCGCTTCTCGGGAGATCCCACTGGTTGCCTGTGAGCTCTTTTGATCTCTTGTTGTAGGCTTTGATGATCTGCTCTGCCTGATCATCGAGAGCCGACTTGCTGATCTTTGGCCGGCCTAGGGCCTTTCTCAGGATGTCGTACTGCGAGTCGCTTGCTGTGAGCGTAGACATCTGTCCGCGGTAACGGTTGAACGACCGTGTCCACCATCTGTCCATGGTAAGGTTGTTCGGGTGCCCTGAGAGGTTTGAGAAGAACATTCCGAGCTTGTTGCCGAAGATGGTCGACCTAGGGACTCTCGTGTCCTTGAACCAGCCGGTCATCTTCTCTCCGGACATCTTTCTGATGTTGCCGACAGTGTCGTACTCGTTGAGCCAGTCCACAGCGCCCTCGAGCCCCTTATCGTCCACGAGCTTCTGGAGGATGCTGAAGTTCTTGTTGGCCGCTGAAGTTCGCTGCCCGTTATGGATGATCTGGTCAAAGCGACCCGTCTTCAGGTACTCCTGATAATCCTTGACGGCCAGCTTCATGTTCGCTGTTACGTCTTCGCTGTTTGATGTGATGGCGAGGATCGCGGTGAATGCGTCCCGGCTCTCTTTGTTTTTCAGTTCTGGGAATTGGCCGGCTGCGAGCTCGTCGAGCGCGGTCTGGTATCGTGCAGTGTACCATCCCCGGGCGTCTCTGTCGCCGCCCTTCAGGATGGAGTCGACCTCATCGACCATGGAGTCCCGGATCTGCTTACGGGCTCTGAATGAGTGATCGTTGATGTCGAGCTGTTTGCCGGCTGCCGCTATGGCTGCGTCGGACTCTTCTCCGATTTCTCGGATGGACTTTCTTGGGAGTTTGTGCTCGTTGATGAACTTGTCTGTGAACTCCCGGACTTCGTTCCTTTTTTGGACAATGAGATCATGGTCGATCCCCCAGCGTTGTGCTTCTCCGCTGTCTGCAATGTTGAATCTTTTATCTGAAGCGCCATTGAGAACCTCCTTGTAGGCTTTCTGACCTGACTTGTATCCGTCGAATCCTCCGACGTACCCGTCTTCCAGCAGGTCGTTCTTGTACATGTAGACGTCGCCGTCGATAACATCGTCAATTATATCTAAAATATGGCTGAACCGCTTCTGGTCGATGCCTCCGAAAGAGACATTCAGCAGATCCACCCCGTACTTGGAAGACACCATTGCGACGTCATCCATGCTGTAGCCGGCGTCGACGAGGGCAGATTCGATCGCCCTCATCTCGTTGTCTTTGATGACGCGCCCCATGTCGATGGACAGTGAGTCGAAGTCGTCCGCGGTTGCCGGGATGAAGTGTCGAAGCGCGACAGCGTCCTGATCCTGAACGTATCCCTTGATCGCTGCAGCGAGTCGGAGTTTGTTCTTGAACTCAGGGGTGACCCGGCCGTCCGGGCCAACCTCATATGCGATGCGTGTCTGCTCGCCCACGCCGATGTGGCCTTGGTACTCCGACGGCGCGTGCACCGTGTCGATCTGCTTAAGCCCTGCCTGCTTGATTGCAAAGTCGGTTCCATCCGCTTCGGACATCAGCTTCTGGATACCATCGTGATATGCCGCCTGCTGGTCGAGGGACATGCGCTTGATGATCCGGCCCGGGAGCGTACCGGTTGACGGGAGAGACTCTGATGCCATCGTCGCTGCATCAGGAGCCGCCTTGGGAGCGTTGAATGCCGTCGTGTCCCCCTGAGGCGCCTTGGTCAGGTTGTAGAGCGGCTGACCCTTGGATCCGATGTCCCGGCGCATCTCGTCGGTGATGTCGAATGTCCACACAGACTTCTTCTTTGAGACATCGTCGTATAGCCTGTTCAGCGCTCCCTTCCAGTACTCGCTTCTTGGTTTCTCGTTCATGAGCGTTGCTGCGCCTTCGAAGTCTGAAGCCCCAGCTATTCTCTGTATGGCTGCCTGTTCTTTCTGCGTGAGGGTCAGCGGGTCTGCTCCGCCGTTGATCTTGTCGACTATCGGCTTGAGCTCTGCTGCGTCACCTATTGGTTCCAGCTTAGGCTCTACACCGTACTTTTTGAGGTACTTCTTGACGAACTTGGGGAGCATTTCGTCATAAAACCCCTTCATGCCCTCGCCACCGACCTCAAGATCCAGACCATCCAAGAACCATTTGTTCGGGTCGTCCTCTTTCTGTACGACTTCAACGATACGCTTCGCCACATCCTTGCCGACGTAGTCAGCGAGTTTTTCTTCCGGCACGTTTCTGGCGATCTCTTTCCGCTCCATTCCTACCATGCCATACAGTTTGTACCCGTCTTCGCTGTACCCGATATCTAGCCTGTCTATCTGCTTCGCAAGGCTGTACCTGTCTGACTGCGCCTTGCCGGTTGTCCATGCCACCTTATCATAGCCGTTGTCGATGGCCTCATTGATGACGTCCTTCATTGCCTTTTCGTTCCACGTCTTGCTGTACGGGGCGTCTGGTACCTTCCCGGCGTACTTAGGGTCTGCAATCTCTAACGCCGCTTGTCGGTCGCGCTTTGCCTGCCACAGCTCCTCTTTTGCGTCGACAGCTTTTTTGATCATGTCGCCGTTGTCTTTGATCATCTTCTTTGATGCTTCGTACCACTCTAGGTTACTGTCTATCGCCTTGAGCATGGTCTTGTCCGGGAGCTCTCGCAAAGATCTGGACAGAGAGTAGTACTCCTGAGCGAGTTCAGGGTCCTCGAATCCAAGTTTGTCCACGAACCCAAAGTCGTCCTGATACAGCTTGCGCTTTAGAAGGTATTTTCTTTCTGCTATCGACTCGATCTCGTCCATTCTCTTGGCTATCTTCGGAAGCTCTTTGACTGCTGCACGCTTGTTCTTCAGGTAGTCAATTTCACCATCGATCAGCTCCGGGTTCTTGTAGTAGTTCATGAAGTCTTCAGCGACCTCATATGCAGACTTGAGCTCAGGGTTGCTTTTGCCGGAGACCAGCTTCCTTATCGGTTTCTGCAGGTCATCCATTTTTTGCTGAAGATCTGGGATGATTGTCGAGTCAAAGTCGTCGAGACGTTTCTTTGCTGCCATGACCTCTGGAGAGTTTGATGCTGGTGCATACCCCTGTTTCCTCCCCTGCTGGTGCCAGTCGGATTGGATCTCGTCTACGAGCAGGGCATTCTTTCCGCCAACGCGAAGGTCCTGCTTGCGAACATGGTACAAGACGTTGTCGTCTTCCCAGTGCGGTGACGAATACATTTCCTTTGACCGCCCGGGGTAGTCAAAGCTGAACTTTCTCTCAAGATCTCTGATCTTTTCATTGAATGGGAAGACCTTGTCCCTGAGCGGTACGAGCTGTTCGTTTATACGATCCATGGCCTTCTTATCAGAAGGGTGGAAGTGCCACTCTCCGTCGTCATAATACATCTTTGCCCGGAGCTTGTCTGCCTGATCGTTCAGTGAGTTGATCTGGTCCTGTATTGGCTTTCTCTTGGCCATAAGGTCATCGTATTCCTGCCGGTATTTGTTGTGCAGTGAGATCTCTTTTTGGGTTCTGGAGTCAAGGGTATCAAGAGTCTCCCTGTAGTTCCATCCCTCCGGGGTCGAGTATCCCTTGTACTTGATCCTAGAGTAGCTGTCCATGTACCCCTCGTTGATCATGTTGTCTACGGCCTGCATGCCTGCCTCTGGGGTGTTGAACATCTCATCACTGATCTTTCCATCGGGCTCCTGTATCTGCCATCCCTGATATCCCGGACCGTTATCTACCGTCTTGATTATCTTGACGCCTGTAGAGTGCGTCCAGTCGTCACCATCGGTGTTTTTCCACGCCATGTCACCTATTTCAGACATTGTCTTCTGAGTGATTTGCGGCTGCTCCATAGCATCGGAGATCTGCTTTGCCGTGGCGGTGGATCCGTCGTCCATGTTGTCGACGAACTTTCCGATGCCGGCCCACTTGATCTCCTCATCCTTTACGCCGCGCTTCTTTAGGAAGTTGATGATCTGGTCCTTGGCGAACTTCTGGTCGCCGGACTCTTTCAGCACCCTCTTGGCCTGAGAGTAGAATCCGTTTGTGAGATCGTCAGCCTGTTCCGGTGCCTGCTGCGTGCTTTCCCTGATGGCCTTGTTCCACGGCTCGCTTTCTCTTGCCCACTGGCGTGTAATCGGGGCAGGCACGTCACCCTCTTCAGCCCTGAGAGCAGACCATGGGTCCATGTCTGGGTGCTTGAGCGCAGCCTCGGTTGCTCTGGACTCCTGCTCACCTCCGAACGCCCTGTACAGCTTGTAGCGCCCCCTCCCGATGCTAGGATCCAAGTTGCGCTGCGCCCAATTGTTTATCTCCTGCTCCAGCCCCCTGAACGTGTCCGCTTCTGACGGCGATAATGGGTATCCGCGCTCAATCTTCTTTTTAATCTTGGCGACGTAGTCTGTCCACTGTGCGATCTGGTCGTCATGCGGGTAGTTTCTCCTTGCGAACTCTCCAAGGTCCTCAATATCGATCTCGAATGGCGAACCGCCCATGGCCCACTTGTGCTCGTCCTGAATTGAGTGCTGCACCTCGTGGAGGATGGTGCTCAACTTATCCTGCTCTGAAAGGTTCGGGAAGTCGCTGCTGACTGTTAGCAGGTTCTCGTATGAGTTGAAGTTCGCTTCCCGGCCGCTCATCTTGCGAGGTCCATATCCCGGGTCGATCTGGAACTTTACATCTCTCAGCTGCGGCTCCGCCTCGAACAGTGCAGGGTGGTCTAGCACATCATCGAGCTTAGGTGTCGCGCTGTATCCGATCTCTTTGTAGAATGCCTTCTGTGCCGCGGTCTCAGGATCATCAGCGAAGATGCTGATCGGCTTGTTCTGATATTTCAGGAACCGCTTCCAAGCGCTCTCACCGAATTTCTCCATGATGACTTTCTTGGCGCGTACAGGGTCATCGGGTCCGATGACGTCCTTGATCTTTGCACCGGTATCCGGGATCCACTTTCTTGTTTTTCTGTCGAAGACGTCCGACATGGCTCCGGGCTCTGTATCCTTGGATGCGACGAATGACTTCGCGCCCTTCCCCCCGCCGTACTTGGCGCCAAGGTACGCGCCGACGACGCCGCCGGCCAGCCACATCTCAGGGCTGTTCAGTTCTTGGTCGTCGAGGTAGTCTGCGCCCATGCCGACGAGGCCGCCGGACAGAGTACCTCCGATGCCACCGCTCATGGAGAACTCCTTGCCCGGTGTCATCATCGGGTACTTGGCGTAGAACTCGTCCGTCGTGAGGGATCTCCAGTCGTCCGCAGCCCCCTTCTGGAAGATGATGTTCAGGGCGTCCTGCTTTGTCTTCGGAAGGTCTGTGACGACAGGCTTCGGCTTCTGCCCGGTGACGTTGGCATAGATGGCGTCTGCGATCTCGTCCTCCGACCGGCCGGCCCGTCCCATCTGCGTGGCCATGCTCAGGTTCTCTGGGGACTGGATCTCTCTCATGAACGCCTGATTGGCCTTGTTTCCCCCGTATGCACCGGCGATCATTGCCGCGGCGATGCGGATGCCACCGGCCGTCTTTGGATTCTCTGCCGCCCACTCAGGGGAGATGAATGTGTCTACGAAGTCAAGCGCGGCCTGAGCGGCGAAGTCGCCGATGACCGAATCTTGGAAGAATGCCATGCCGGTCTTCATGTTTCTTGCGCCTGCATCAGCGAGAGTGAGCGGAACTTTTGTCCTTCCCATTACCGCGTTGCCGACACCCGCCCCGAACCGGCCGAGTCTGGTGCTTGCGGTCTTGGCGAGATCAGGCGCGAGAGACTTGGCAGCGCTTGGGGCCACCTTGGACATTCCAACCATTCCCGCGCCACTGATGGCGCGTACGATGCCGACAGCGGCGATCTCAGGGCTGATTGCCGGGTACTGCAGCGCCTGCTCCTCTACTGATGGCACACCTCTGAGGCTCGTATCTACAGCATGCTTCGACGTCTGTACCGGCTGGGCAAGGTCTGGCTGTGGGCTCATGATCCCTAGCTTCTCTCCCAGCATGCGCCATTCGTTAGGATACAGCGTCTTGTTGTCTTGGTTCTGGGTTGGGAGGACTACCGATTGCGGGTCTGGTTCAAGCGCGTCCTGCTTCGGTGGAAGGACGACGCTGTCTTTGTCTGGCTGGATCATTATTCATACTCCCACTGTCCGTTTCTCATGATGATGGGTCTGCCGTTGCTGGTTGCGCGTGTACCGTCAGGGTACTGCTGCTGGCGCTGCTGTGGCGCTCCCGTGGGCGTCACATTTGTCTCCTCTGACGGGGAGGTGTCCTGCATATTCTCGGATGTCGACTTGACGCGCTCCCATGATCCGCCAAAGAATCCCGGAGTGTGCTTGTACTCTGGCCATGCTCCTGTTTCGATGTACTGCTGCCGTGCGAAGTTCTTCTCGGTTTCGTCTAGGTGATCGTACGCTGCCGGCTGGATCCCCTGCATCATCACCGGATCCGATACGGACTTGATTCGGTCCTCTCTCGCTTTACGCATGTTCTCTTCCCGCGTCATGTCGTTTCTATCTACCTGCACTTGGTAGCTTCGCTCGAGACGTTCATCATTAACACGGTTCCTGTCCGCTGTAAGCTGGTTGCGTTCACGGTTGACTCCGAGGGTCTGCAGGAACTGGTTCTGGTTCTGTGTCTGTGAGCGCTGGAACTGGCTCTCCTGCTGGTTGAGCTGCGCTCCTGTCTGTGCATACCGCATGTCCTGTCCCCGGGCGACGGTGTTGTTGTTGTTTTCGTTGTTCATCATGTCCATGACTCGTCCCATTTGCTGGTAGTAGAGCTGGTACCCGCGTGCGGTTGTCGGTGTGAATGTCGGCATGAACTGCTTTACAGCTGCCATAGGATCTGCCTGAGGCTGCTTCGCCGGCACTACCTGATCTGTTCCATAGATCCTGCCGCCTGCCACTGGGTTCTTGGCATAAGGGGAGACGAGCATCTCTTCTTTATACGGGATGACTGGCTTTTTTGGATCGGTGAGATTGATGTTTATCATGATGGATCCTCCAAGGGTTTCTATAATTGCACGTTACCAAAATTGTAACGCTTTTTGGAGACCCGTTTAGTACGATGCGGTGACGGCCGTGAGGGTTACGGTGTTGGTGTTTACTCTGGTTGTTGGATTGAACGCGTTCGATGTTGACTGCGCGAGATGGCAGATCCTTCTAATCATGTCAAGCCTGATGATCTCGTTTATCCGGTAGTCGAAAGTGATGCCGCTGGCCCTGTAGCTCTTCCAGTTTTTCGTGGATTTGAGCTCCTTGGACAGAGACACGGCGATGTGCGTACACGGGTATCGAAGCGTCATCATTACATTCTTGAACGTCTTCTCTGTCGGGCACTTCTTCTTTCTTATCCAGTCCCGGGTGATCAGCTTTCCGAACGTTCCATGGATGTACCTGCCGTCGCCTGCCGCGGTAGACAGGCTGTATGTAGTGGTGTCTTTGTCGTAGTTCAGGCGAGCTATCTGCAGGTCGATCGTGTGCCACATCTTCCTGAGGTCTGCACCTATGTGGTTCTGTCCGAAGTAGACTGTGTCGTACCATGGGAACATTGACGACGTGCTTGACGCGACCTGAGTGTGTGTGGAGATCTCGAATGCGCGAGTGGTCACGCCGTCGCTGGTTATGATAAATTCATTCCTTAGGCCAAACCCTTTGCCCTTGGCCCCTGTGAGCTGAGTCAGCCCGGAACGCTGAACGTGGTATACGTTACCCGCGTAGTCATTGCCAACGCAGATCTCTCCGAATAGCCTGCACTCCGTTAGGTGCACTGCTGATGAAAAAAGCTGAGACTTTGTATCGGTATCGAGATCCCAAAGATAATAGGCACCGTCGTACCAGATGAGGAATCCGCCACCGGATCCATCCTGAAACGGGCAAACCCCGTACCCACCATCACCGACATCGAATATTTTTGATTGAGACGAATTGAGAGTGAGAGCGCCGATAGGATCGTCGGGGCAGATCTGTTTGCATCCGCCCGTCCGGTAAGGACGCAAGGAGGGTTGGTAGGACAGCTCGTCAAGATGATCTGAGCTGTAGTCCTTGATGCCGGCGAGGGCGTCAGGTTCATCGCGTACGAGGTGAGAGTACAAATGGGCGTTTCCGTCCTCCTCGTCACCGGCGAATCCATCGAAGTCCTCTACCGAGAAGCTGTCATCGGCGAACCCGGCGACGAGCTTTCTATGGTAGAGGTCCATTCCCTTGGTCAGAGGGTTTGGATAATCGATCTGCCGCCACTGGAATTTGCCCTTAGGAATGAAACCCTGTTCTTCGAACCAGTTCCAGTTCTTTATCGGGTTGTAATTACCCGTGTCTTCCATTATGGGTTGGCGTCGAAGTGCTTCTCAGCCGCGAGGTAGGCCCGGATGTTCTCTGATGTCTTCTTGTAGTGCCCCATCTGAGACGAGTCGAGCTTGTACAGGGCGTAGTAGACTACCGCCTCCGCCAGACCCTCGGACATGTCGAGGTCGTCACCTGTGTCTGTTGCAGCTGCCGGCCGGCGCACATAGTACGTCCCGTCGTAGTCGTAGAGCTTCGGTGCCGTGCCGCTGACCTGATCCTCGAACAGGTCTCGCGGGTATCCCTGAAGCGCTACGTATACGAGCGAGTCGTTGATGGCCCAGAGCTTCTCTGCGTCTGTTACCGTGTCCAGTACGTGCGCGATGCGGGTGCCGGACGTATCCTTGCCCTCAGGGCTGTTGTCGTACTCCTTGATAACCTGAGTGATCTCGTTACCGAGGAGCGTCATTGCTGCTGCTGTAGTCATATCATTCTCCTTATACTGCAGTTTCGATTTCAGCCACACGGATCTGTGCATCCGCGTGGATCTGCGCCACCCGTTCCCGGGACTGGTTCGCAATGTTGGCCGCAAACGCCTGAGCGATTGCCGCATCCGCCTGTGCACGCATGAGGATCTGCCGTTCCCGTTCGGTCTCGATAGACTCAGTTGTGACCTGCTCCTTGACGCCCTCATGCTGCGTCTGGGCATCGACGAGCAGCTTCTGAGCGCTGGTGAGCGTCTCTTTGATAGCTTCGTGTGACGCCTGAGCATCCATGAGGGTACCCTTGAAGCCCTCGGTGATGATCTCTGCATCCAAGAGGAGCTTCTTGCTCCCCTCCGTCAGGGCCATCGCGGTAGTCAGCGATTCCTTGACTGCTTCGTGGGATGCCTGAGCTGCCATAAGGTCGGACTTGTACTGCTCTGTGGAGGCTTGTGCCTGCATGAGGTCGGACTTGTACTGTTCCGTACTCACCATCGCAATGGTCAGGTTCTCCTTGACCGCCTCGTGCGAAGCCTGTGCCTGCATGAGTTGAGATTTGTACTGCTCCGTCGTCGCCATCGCGGTGGTCAGTGTTTCCTTGACCAGCTCGTGAGAGGCTTGAGCAGCCATGAGGTCTGACTTGAACTCCTCTGTAGACGCCTGCGCCGCCATCAGATCTGATTTGTACTGTTCCGTCGTCACCATTGCGATGGTCAGATTCTCTTTCACCTTTTCGTGTGAAGCCTGAGCCTGCATCAGGGATGATTTGTATGATTCTGTGGTGACCATGGCCGTGGTCAGGTTCTGCTTGACCAGTTCGTGGCTCGCCTGTGCCGACATGAGCTGTGATTTGAACTCTTCGGTAGATGCCTGAGCCGCCATGAGATCCGACTTGTACTGCTCTGTAGAAACCATGGCCGTCGTGAGATTCTCTTTGATGGACTCGTGGGACGCCTGCGCCTGCATAAGCATTGACTTGTACTGCTCTGTAGTCGCTGTAGCGGTTGTGAGAGTCTCCTTGATGGCCTCGTGGCTTGCCTGAGCGTCGACGAGAGATTTCTGTGCACCTGTGAGCAGCTCTTTCGCTGCCTCGTGCGTTGTCTGTGCGTCTGTGAGCAGCTTCTGGGATCCAGTGAGCGTTTCCTTCACCCCTTCGTGTGATGTCTGAGCATCGAGGAGCAGCTTGCGGCTTCCCTCTGTAGCGGCCTGAGCCGTAGTGAGTGTCTCTTTGATGAGCTCGTGATCTGCCTGAGCGGACATGAGCTGTGACTTGAACTCCTCCGTGCTCGCCTGAGCGGCCATGAGGTCGGATTTGTATTGTTCCGTTGTGACCATGGCGACAGTGAGGTTCTGCTTGACGTTCTCGTGGCTGGCCTGAGCCTGCATGAGCATGGATTTGTAGTTCTCCGTGACCGCCATCGCTGACGTGAGCGTCTCTTTGACTGCCTCGTGGGAAGCCTGCGCGGCCATGAGATCCGATTTGAACGCCTCTGTCGCAGCCTGCGCCTGCATGAGATCCGATCTGTATTGCTCGGTGCTGACCATGGCGGTGGTGAGGTTCTCCTTGATCGCCTCGTGGGATGCTTGGGCTTGCATGAGCATAGACTTGTAGGACTCCGTAACGGTGGATGCCTCCGTGAACAGCTCTTTCTTGCCCTCGTGGCTGGTCTGCGCCTCGATGAGCGGGATCTTCGCAGCCTCGAGAAGGACCTGCTGCTGCAGAAGGAGGACCTGCTGCTTCTCGACCTCGACCTTCTGAAGCTCCACGTCGATCTGCGCGTCCATCAGCTCCAGCTTCGCCTGCTCAGTCTTGATCTCTTCCATCTTGAGGTAGACCTCTTGCGTTCTTAGATCGATGTCTTTGCGGAGAAGTTCTGGGCGGACGGTCTCGGTGGCAGCCTGAGCCTCGACGAGCAGCTTGTTCGCTCCCTCTGTCGCGGCCTGTGCCGTGTAGAGATCACCTTTACCGCCAAGATCCTGCGCCGCGGCGATGGCCTGAGCGGTGGCATTCGTCAGCAGCGTCTGCAGGAAATTTCCGTAGACCTTGGCTTTTTCGTTGTCCGATATTTTGGTGTTGGTGTCGAGATACTCCTTGAGCATCGCATCGGCCTTGGCAAAGACCGAATCCGCATCAAAGGAGATCCTCTTGAAGACCTCGTCCAGCACCTCTGTAAAAGTGGTCATGTTCATGCTAAAACCTTATCCTGAAATGGAGTGCGAAATGAAGACCTGTTTTACCTCAGGTCCGCCCATGAGAAATCCTCCTTGGTGTTCTCACTCGCTCCGAATGAGACGTCGAGATCTGTAGCCCCGGCCGATCCGAGAGAGCGGAAGAACCTCTGTGCCGTAACTTCCCCAAGCTTCTGACCGGTCTTCCTGATGACGTGGCTGCCGTGCTGTGCGTCGGTCATGCCCATGAAGGCGGTGAACCATGCATCGTTGTCCGCGTAGTTGCCGAGAGTGAACTCTGTTCCGTCTACGTAAGTGAGTGTCCCATCGGTACGCATGAGGAGTATGTCGTCGACGATGGCACCGGAGAAGCTCACTATCCCGTTGGTGCCGATACAGTTTGACTGTCCGCTGTACACGCCTTGGCATGTGACGGATGTGAATGTGTATGTGTCGTCAAGCCATTGCACGAAGTCAGCTATGGTCCTGAGGTCCATCGTGTCCGGGTAGTTCACATCGATCAGTTCATGGTTGATAGACGCAAACCTTCCATAGTTGACTATGCCGGTAACCGATGACGGACCGGTACCGTGGAGAAGCTCCAGCTCGTATCCCTTGTAGACAGCGTAGATCGCCGAAGGCGTGAAGATGATATCGTACGGAGCCCGGGACGGGGTGAGTGTTGTCGACGACTCCAAGAGCTCGAATGTCCCGTCGGCATAGTTGACTACAGTTCTCGGGCTGCTCGCGTGAGGCTTTCTCCAGATCTCGAAGATGTCCGATGTCCCCGTCAGCTCGCTGCGGTACAGTGGCATCATGACGTCGTGCGAGCCGTCCCAGACGATATTCGGGGACAGGGACAGCTTGACGCCGTCCTTATACCGTACGACCCCTTCCGTCAGGTACGCGATGCTGTCGTAGTTTCCGAAGTATGGGGAGTCTGGCCGCAGCATCGTGCCACCACTCAGTATGACACCGAAGTCCTGATCCGGGTGGTCGCTCTCGTATAGGCCAAGAGGGACTATTGCTATCGGGACTGCATCGGCCGCCGGCAGCCCGAGACCGGACAGCACCGTATTGAACCTAGTCTCAGCGTTTGTGTCTCTAACGATGTCCGGGCGCCCTGATGTTCTGCTGTAGAAGTGTACGCTCCCGCTCTTGGTGAGGGCAGGCATTACACTCCTTGTGGACCCGATGCCCCAGAACCGTACCGGGACGATCTCCTTGGCAACGATGTTCTGGTTGTCGATTCCAAGGACGACTGGTGCACGCTCATCCATCGTATCGTTCGTGAACACTGCATACATGTCTGATGATGGAGACGCGATGCTCCAAGTGATGTCCTTGTCCTTTACCGTCCATCCTACTACATCGAGCAGCGCCGGGATCTGGTGCACAGATGTGGTGCCGAACCGGTCCATGTAGGACAGGTCTTTTGTGCCGGCGACCTTCCCGCCAATGGAGTGGTTCTTGACCGGTCTCTTGAAGTTGGCGCTCTTCCACTCATCATACGCCCCATTCCCGAATCCCGGGGTATGGTGACCTGACCATGTGCCGGATCCAGATCCGCCGACCGGAATGACCATCGGTGATCCTCCTACACCGACGGCGATAACAAGATCGCTCGAGTCGTCAGCTACTATGATCTCGCAACCGGTCTTCTCAATACTGTACATCGACGTAGTCCCCGTATGGAGTTGTTACCGGTAGCGTGCACGTATCGCCTCCAGACGTTACCGTCACTGTGAATGATCCGTCAACGTTCTCGACCCAGCTGTAGGTCAGGACGGTCGGGAGATGCGCCGTTAGGTCCGTTCCGGTGTTCTTATAAAACGATACCGTCTCGGCCTTGTCGGTTACAAGGACTATTTTGTCTATACCAGAAATGTCTCCCGGTAGGGTGGGTCCAAAATTGGGGAACACGCAGTGGCAGTAGTCGTCGAGAGTGTCCCACCAGATGTAGCATCCCTGCACGTTGCCGGCGACGATCGCCTCGATCTGCATTCCGTTCAGGACGGCGAGATCTTCAGGCAGATCCGTTTCCATGAGCGCGTACCGCTTGGCGCTCGTGTGCATCTGCGCGAGCAGAAGAAAGTCGTCTTCACTCAGAAGCGGGTTGACGGTTACCCCGAGCTCTAGGGCCTTCTCCGGCTTCTCGTAAATAACACCACCGATTGTGAACTCGTCCGCAACCCGCGTGACGTTCGCTCTGTAGTTCGCGTGCCAAGACCACATCTGGTTATCGAGGTACTCCGGGGTCCAGATGTAGACCTCGTTTATGATGTCCTCGTACAGGCCGGCCACGGTATAAGCACAGTCGATCAGGGTCAGGTTTGGGAAGTTGAGCGTGGTGACGCCAAGGGCGCTCAGATCCTCGCTGCCGGTCTTCTTGTAGACAGAGTAGACGTGGCTCGCGTAGAATGGCGTCAGCTCGGTGTAGTCGAACCCGCTTGAGATTATGAAGATCCCGACGTCGAACGTGGTGAGGAACGTCGAGCACGCTGTCTGGTCGAACCCGGCGCCCTCGGTCCATACCATGTACCGGTAGTCGTAGTTGCCGGTACCGAGATCCGGGTCACTGGGGCACTGCGGCTTGTCCGTCTTAATGAAGAGCTTTTCGGTCATGGACAGGAACGGTATGATCCACCGGTACTCCCCATAGTACGGCTCGATATTCTGCGCCCTCGTCCACACGGCATTATTCACTTGGTTCATAGTGTAGTCGGTACCGATGTACTCAGTTACCTTCCTGAATTCATGAGCCAGAAGCGGTGCACTCGCGTAGTGGACGAGGGCGATCTCGTTTGTGGCCCCGTTGTACCACACGTCGACCGTGGCGGATCCTGCATAGCCCTCGTACGACACATCCGTGCTCACGACGTCGGTGAGAGACGGGAACTGGTCGACCACGTCGAGCGTCATCTTGAGCCTGTCCACGGTGATGGCCTGCACCTGAGAATTGTAGTTAGCCGCCGGTGACCACTGGTTGGTAATGAAGTTGCCCCTGCCTTCTATGATGTCGTGGTAAACGGCCATGGTGTCGTTTGAGGTAATCGTGTCCATGAACGCCTTGTATGCAGACTGTGATACCGATGCAAATTCGGCTATGTATATCCTTTCAGAGTTGCGGTTGAAGGCTCCGCTGAATGGGTACGAGCTCGATGCGTTCTCTATGACTCTGTACTTTCGTGGCCCTATCTTCTGGATGAGCCCACCGACAGAGAACTCGTCGATGTCCGTTAGTGTTGACGGGCTGCCAAGGTGATTGAGCATATGGTTCCAGAGGCCCTTGACTCCAAGTATGGACCTCCATGGAGCCGATAGGGCCTGACCGCACATGATAATGTCGTCGGCATTGAGGTATGTCTTGAACATGTCGGCGGCTTTCATTGTGACCACTTCGTCTTCAGCGCCCGTGTATCCTGATGTGATCTCGACATGCTTCAGGTTCGGGAATATCGGGACACCGGACACTGCAAGCTGCTCAACGAACCCGATCGGGTCTGCCCAGCTCCAGTCTGCCTGCCAAGTAGGGAATGAAACGATGAGGCACTGCACGTAGTCTAGGATCGGAAGGCTCTTGATGAAAGCGATGTCGGACGATAGTGGGCTCGTGATGCTCAGGCAGTGCGCTCCCGGGTCGTAGTATACGCTCGCCGGCACACCTGTACCGTTGATGTATACGGAGTGGTTGTAGCTGATCCCGTGCGGACCCTCGACGGAGACGGCCGCGTACAGCCTCGTGGATACGCTCTGCTGCCCGAAGTTGATCCGGGCCTTGCCGATATACGGGTCGATGCTTACGGTCAGGTTGGGGAAGATCGCAGCTATCTCTGGGGGCGTTGTGACGTTTCCGTCTTTGTCTACCTGTATGAAGTTCATCAGAAGCCCTCCCAGTATCCGCTCCAAGGAGCGATGTGTCCTGCGTCAGCGAGCAGCCCGGGCCATAGTTCCGCGGTGGCGGCCGATGCTCTGGTCGTAAGCAATACCGAGTCCATCACCTGATCGTTGTCGTCAACGACACGGATGTTCGCGTAGATGGTTACAGGATAGTTCGTAGTACCCTCCACACCGAAGTAAAACGTCTCCCACGTCGCAGGGTTCAGGTATGGCGCGACCGCCGGCGCCGCCTCCTCGTTTATCGTTGCAGAGATGTATCGCGTCTGGAACTCTGAGCTGTATATCTCGTCTGGTTTGAACTCGTACTGCCGGCTGTAAGAGAATACACCCCAGTTCTTGATGTACGTCCCGGGCGCTCCGTAGTCGTTTCTCAGCGTTGAGTTGCTCATGAACGGCATCAGGTCCCAGTGTCTGACCTGAATCATGTACCCACCGTCCCGGACCCAGTGTGCACCATAATTATGGAACACGGACAGCGTGTCTTGGAATATCCCGAGCATATCGGTGGATAGCCCGATGGCCATGTAGGTGTCCTCGTCCCATATCAGCGGCCACAGGTACCTGTTGAAGTCCGAGGGTGAGTCAGTGTCGGTAAACATGTCGACAGACATCTTCGCGACAGCGGTGGTAAGGCTGTTCTCGAATGCGGTGTGGATCCTGCCGTCTGCGGCGAGCATCACTTTCAGCTTGTCGATGATCAGGGACTTACCGTATATGCAGCTCATGGTGCCACCGAATCGAATCCTATGCGAAGTAGCGTGAGCGGGTTGGCGTCAGTGACGACAGGGTCAAAGTCGAACTCGTACGTAACGCCGTCAGGCAGCAGTGTGGCCGTCGCCTCCGTTATTACGGATCCTGTGTCGCTCACGAGCTCGAACGTGTACCTGAGGTGCTGCAGCACACCCTGCATGAACGGGCTTGTCTGGGCCTGTGATGCATACGCCGCGGCGGTAGTTGCATCGAAGTACGAAGCGAACTTAGCCCTACCCTCTGACGTCGACAGGAGCGCCTGCATGAGCTGCGCCACGTAGACAGGGTTCTGGGTCAGAGTGTATACGATCTCCCCGTTCTCTATCAGCTTTTGCGCGAAGAGCGGGTTCAGTCCGATGTTGTTGATGAATGCCGACGACGACAGCACCGCCTGAGTGAACTTGTCGTTGTTTATGAGAGACGTGATGAAGTCAGGGTCTACAACCACCGCCTCCACCAGATCCTCCATGAATGCCGGGTCCGCAGCGAGTGCGGCCGCTGTACAGTTCTGTGGGTCCACGAAGTCCTCCTGATTGGTTACTATGCCCTCCACCATGAACGCCATGGGGAGGTAGAAGTAGGATCTGCCTATTGCCTCTGCGACCATTCCAAGGCTGGTAGACGGAACACCGGTGAATGTGGCTGCACCCTGAACAGAAGCTGCTACTGAGAACGTGGCAGGACCTCTCTGTGTGAGCGTACCGGTAAGCGTTGCGGCGCCGGCGACGTTCGCATCGAGAGCCCACGTTATCTGAGCCTGATCAGCCTCGACCCTCGTGTCGTAGACGCGCCACCAAAGGTCGTCCGCCCCGGACACGGCCGTGATCCCGTATTTGATACGAAGCTGCGAGAAGTCGATCGTGTTAGGGAGGGCGTATGACCACGTAAGGATCCCGGATGTGACGTAGCTTACGGCCGTAAAGCTGAACATTCGGACCCAGTTGGATCCTCCGTCAGGGGAGTAGTCTACCCACCATGTGTCGTTGCCGCTGTAGAACATCGGGGAACCGACTTCCCAGCGCATGTAGAACACGAGTGAGTCTGGGTCGTAGTCGGTCAGTGTGGAAAAGGAGTATAGCTCTAGGGCCTCTGTCTTCTTTGTCTGCCCGTACGCGAACGTGTTGATGTCCGTGTCGTATGCGGATGTCTCGTTTGTCCAGTAGGAGGTGGCAACGTGTGCGGTAGGCCGTGTAACCATGGGATTACGTCTCCCCGACTACCAGAGCTCCTATCGCGAACTCGAGCGAGTCGTACTGCAGCGCAGTCCTCGCTGTGCCAAGGGCTCCATAGTAGAGCATGTTCCCGCCAGATGCGGCGTCGAACACAGCCATGTACGATGCTGTCGACCAGTTCTCCTGAGCCGGTCCGAACGTCACAGCCGCGGTGTTGGACGTTGAGCCTCCAGACGGGGTGCCGAACGCTACTAGCTGCCGTGAGTATCCCAAGTTGGACAGCTCAGTACCGGATGCATCCTCGCCGGGGTCCGTTGAGAAGAGCCCGACGTAGACGTTCGGAGTGACGACGTTGTCTTGGAGGACCTTGTTCTCCAGATAGTCAGATTTAGCAGACATGTTTCCTCCTTATGAAAGTGGCCAGCTTGCCACGTAGATGGTTCCATCGTCACCGACTACACCATCCTGATCCACCTGCGACTTCCATCGATTTGTCGCGACGGCTACCTTGTCCCATGCGTCACCGATCTGCTCCAGCGTGAGCTCGTACTTGTAAGAGTCTATCTCGCTGTTTGTCCAGAGCTGCAGGTATTCGTACCCTGTGAGCGGGGCTAGGTTCGCGTTGTCCGTCCCTAGGATCATCTGGTTGATTAGTTCAAACGCAGTCACATTCGTTCCCGGGTATCCAGCGTCGAAGATGTACTCCCGGTAGCCTTTGTTGCTTCCGTCCCACCACACCATGCAGAGCTTGAACCTTCCGACGAGCCTTGCGCCAAGACGCATATGCGTCGCGCTCGAAGAGTCTCCCCCCTGCGACCTGTCGATATACCACTTCCGCTTCGTTCTCTCCGCGTTTCCCATCATGAGGTCGTACAGGTATGACGTGTCGCGGATATTCTCCTCGAGATCCTCAACACCAAGGGCGGATCCCTTGTCGGTCCTGAGCACGTTGTCTTTCAGGGCGGTGACTATGTTGAACCGCTTCCAGTAGATGCTCTGCGTGATGTGAAGAGGGTAAAAGAGGCCGGCGTCGTAGTAGAAATCGTATCCTCCCTGCTGAACCGCTACAGCGTAGAGCGTGACGGCATCGGTGAGCGAGGGGTTCTGGATCTCGATGTAGCGCTCGTATCGCATGTACGGGGCGTGCTTGACGGCCCTCATCTGGTACGGGTAGAGCACCTCGCTGGCGTCGTAGATCAGAAGCTTGATGTTGGCATTGACGAAGACGGCGATGGTCGCGCCGGCCGGTATCGTGAAATAGAACGGGGTGTTGTCGCCATGGTTGTTGAGCGTCGCCTCTTCCACTCTGCCCGGGCTGAGTTTAACCGCTCCGACGAGCGAGTACTGGCCGATGTGTGCACGGACGATGTTGCACTGCTCGTTGCCTCCAGAACTGATGGCCAGCATCGGGATGATCTCCTGCTGGTTGACGAACGAGGACAGTGCCGGGACGATGCTCTGCACCCAGAAGCTCTTTGGGGTGCTCGCCGCCAGAGGAACCGGGAGGAGAAGGCACGTTGTTGCGCCGGACACGTCGCCGCTCGAGTTCGGGAACCAGACAGAAGTTGTCCCGTTACCGTTGTCCTGTACGTAGGTGATCTGGACCTTGATGACCAACCCGCCGGCGTCCCACCATAGGATAAAGTCGTTGACCGCCAAGGTGATGTTCGGGTCGTTGTTGAGAGTCGCCATCGTGCCCGTATTGGACACAACGGTCATTGCACCGCCGTACTTCCGCTCGGATCCTGTCAGGTCTGCCGCGATCTGCGAGTCTCCTGATGACTCGATGAGGTAGGTCTGATAGAAGCCGACGTCTGGGAGCCCGACGGTCTGGTCTGATACTGCAGCCGTGCTTGTGAGGTAGACTTTCTTGGTGAGGGTGACGCCGGCTTGCCGGTCGTCGTACGTGGTCTGGTCGAGCAGGTTGCCCTCGGAGCCGCACGCGAGCGTATCCCCGATAGTTCCATCGGTATCGGATACCGCTTTATTCCATGCGAGCGCCATGGGTTACCCCTTATGCGTGGGTGATGCCGACGCCGATGAGTGTGACCGGGTTGTTGGCCTCTTTCGGGGCATAGTGCTCGACAGTCGAAGTTGCCGTCGGCGTGAACGTGGCGGATGCGCTGACCTCGTTGTCGAAGACGATCTCGACAGGGTCATCCGTACCGTTGTACGTGAACACGACAGTGCCGGTGAACGGCACCTTGGCGAGCAGCGTGATGGTGTGTTCTCCGTTGGCTGCGGTCATGCCCGTGTTCGCGATCTCAGCGTAGTCGACAGCAGAGTCGTCAACGGTTGCCTGCAGGGTGATCTGGCCTGCCATTGTGTTGAGACACTTGCCTGCGACCGTGAATGCTGCCGGGTCGTCAAAGCTGTTATCGATCTCTACGCCTGAGGTCGGGTCAGCCGGTGCGCTGTATGCTGCGACTGCAGCTCCTGCACCAGTGACGTATCCTGAGCCGTTCCAGAAGATCGGGTATCCGAGGGTCTCGTCGAAGTACATGTGTCCTTTGATCAGGCCCTCTGTCGGGCGCTGGTATGAATGTCCGAATGTGCGTGCCATGGTGTTCTCCTTACTGGTCTGAATAGTCGTTCGGGTCGATCTCGTTGGTCTTGAAGGCACTGATTACCGCCTCTGCAGCCGTGACGTACCGCGCTGGATCCTGTGTAGTGAAAAAGCTGCACAGGAAGTAAACAACGGCCATCTCGAGTTCGGGATCGACAGGCATCTCTGAATCTTCATCCAGAGCAGTGAAATCCGGTCTTTTGATGTAACGATGGATCCATTCTCCGGTATCGGGATCCTCAACGCTTGGTATCCGACGGAAGACGTCAGTCTCCACGCCGGTCCATGTCGACATCAGTGGTGACGGGTAGCATCTTCGCGACACGTCGTTTATAGCCTGCGTTAGGGTGTTCACATCAACCCGCTCCGACGCGTTCGAGGCGTCTCCCTTCAGGAGGTTGTCTACCAGCCCCTTGGCGTCGGAGAAGTTCATGTTACTTCAGGCCCTTAGCAGATGCGAACATGTCGCCGTTCTTGACCTCAACGGTGAAGTCAGTGTAGTACCGGCCGAACTGTGCAGTCTTGGACGTCGGAACTTCTTTGAAAGCCGTGCGGTCGATGTACATTGCTCGAGCCTCACCGAACTTACCTGCAAGCAGTTTGTCGTTCAGTGCGGACCCGGCAAAGTGACGGTGGAGGCGGAGCTTTACGTTACCGAAGTCCGTCGCGATCTCGTCGATGGTCGGGTCGTAGACCTTGTCTCCGGACGCCTTCTTGATGATGCGGTCGATAGTCCAGTTCGTGATCTTGTGCTTCAGCGTGGAGCCGAGCAGGACCGTGAACGTATCGTCTTCCATGGCGCCGCGAAGCCACAGTGGCTCGAGGAACTCATGGAGGTGGTCATACGTAAAGTCGACGAACGTCAGCGGATCTGACGGATCAACGCCCGTCGGGACGTACCTCTGCTCGTCCGGGACGAAGTAGAAAAGACCTGCCATGCGGCCCGGTGTGACGTCCGTCATCTCGATCGGAGCAGATTCTACGCCGCCGGCATGACCGAGGCCAAGGATCGCGTGCTCCATGTCTTTCAGGTGTTCCTTACCGATCTTTGCGACCTGATAAGGCCACTCTTTAGGACCGTACTGGGACATCGCCATCTGGCGCTGGGTAACACCGACTTCGTTGATGATGATCTGTGCGCTGTTCGACGTCTTCGCTTTGGTTGACGTGATGTTCTCGCTCAGGTCTGAGAGTTCGAGGTTCGCATTGTCCTGCGAATCGCGGTAGCGGTCGTTGATCCAAGAGTGATTCGGCGCTGCGATAGAGCCGGTCCCGATCATTTGAAGAATTGGCGCTGTCGCTACACCCTGCTTGATAATCGCGTCGACTACCGAGGGTTTCTGCGCCACCGTATTGTTAGCTGCTGTCAACATGGTAACCCCTTATGAAAAAGTTTCATCCTAATCTTCGCAATTAGTAGGGTGCTAAAACAATAGGCAAAATGTATCTGGGCGCGTTATGAGCCCAGAATGTACTCTCCAAGCTGGACATCCGTTACTTTTTTGCCGGTGTCGAGCCTTTCTTTGATTGTATCGCGTGCTTCAGCCCCGCCGTTGTCTCCGCTGTCCGTGATCGCGTCTGGCTTCGCGGTAGGGCGCACATCGGCGTTCAGGCCCTTGAAGAACATCTCGAGACCTGCCTCGCTTCCGCGAATGTTGGCAGCCATCGCCGGGTCCTTCTCTTCATACTTGGCGAGCTCCTCCATGGCTTTATCCATCGGAACGTCAGGGTACTTCGCGGAGATCTTCTCAAGCATCGCGCCCTGCTGCATCTGTGCGAGCTGCTGCTTGACCACGTCTAGCCCGAGGATCCGCTCTGCTTCTGCCAGCTGTGCCGGGTCCGGCTCCTGAGGGCTTGCGTCTGGCATCTGTTGTGATGCCGGGACCTGCCCACCTTGTTCCTGCAAATGCTGCTGCATCGCAGCCATCTCTTCTGGTGACATTGCCATCTTATTCTCCTTTGGCTTTTATCTGTTTCCTGAGCTCGGCCAGTCTGGCCTCAGCCTCGTCTCTCATCACGGTCAGCTCTCCGATGATCGTGAAACCTTTTTCCCACCCGATTGCATCAACGCCGACAGCGCGAAGAGCGTTGAAGCCCTCCTCTGCCTTGCGGATCGCCTTCAGGCGCTGCTTAGCCCACTTAAGGTCAACTTTCAGGTCGCGCTCACACGTCTCTGATTTGGCCGCACTATCGACGCAACGTGAACCGATCCCCATGACTATTCTTTTGTTCTTCATGCCTCTTCCTCCTCTTCAATCGGCTGCTTCTCGAGCCACTCTGCTGACCGGTCGGCCAGTTCGCGCAGCGCCTTCAGAGCCTGTGAACGGTTCTCGTACTCGATGTTGGCCTGATTGCACAGGGTTCTCAGGTCCTCAGCGCCTGTACGCGCCCCGACTTCGCGGATCTCTGCAATGAGGTGAATAGGGAGCGGCTTGAACTCCTCCTCATCCTCGCCTTGGACTTCACCCTCCACAGGATCACCTGCTGCCTCAGGCTCAGGTCCCGACGGTGGATGAATATCGAGCACTTCTGAGCCAGCCCCCACTTCCAGATGCTCATTCGACGCTGTCTCTGGACCAGCAGCTGCCGGTACAGGCTCAATGGCTTGGATCTCACCGGATTCCGGTGTATCAGCAACCTCAGGTTCGTCTTTTTTCTCCGTGTATTGTGCATTGAAGTCCTCTTTCAACATGCGTACCGGCTCTTCGTTTGCCGGGGCGCCGAAGCGCTTGAAGTACACGTACTCACCTTTGGTGGCTACGATCTCAACCAGTGAGACTTTGAAGTAGAGCTTTTTCATTTCTTGCATCCTTTTTTGTTACCTTTGCCGCCGCGTCCGCGGCCTCCGCCGTTTGCGCCCCTGATAGAGGGCTTGATCATTGTGTTTCCGCTTGCCTTAAGCATTTGCGTCCTCCTTTTCTGCGATTCGCCCTTCCAGATCAGCGATCTCTGTGGCCAACGCCTTCATGATCTTGTCCGGTAGGGTGATGGCGTACGACAGGCCGGCGTTGCGCTGTACCGCCCATGCGATCTCTCGCTCGGACTGTGCAGTGAACGTGACCTTCATGTTGTTGTCGTATTCCTTGTTCAGGTTGTTGGCGATCACCTTCCAGACGTCGCTCTCAGTAAGGTGTGCGAACGCCTCCTTCAGCATGATCTTCTCGGCCAGCTTCTTCTTGTCCTCGGCCCCCTCTGCTATCAGGGCCACATTGTCTTTTTCGGGTTGTGCAATCATACGTTAATTCCTCCTTGCGTTTGGGATTGCGCTTCTTCGCGCATCTTTTCATGTTCCTCCATCGTCTCTACGATGCTGTTCTTGCCGAGGAGCTTGAGCTTCTCTTTGACCAGCTCGTCTAGGATGGCGTCATACATCGGTACCCTGTCGTTCGGGATGGGGGTGGCACCGTCAGGCATCATGCCCATAGGCTGCAGCATTCCCATTCGAGCCGTGATGGTCTCGATGGCGCTGTCGACGTTCTGGATCTGCACCTCTTTGTTGGAGGAGCCCATACCGACGTCGATGATGATCTTCTGGCGAAGCGGTTTTGTCCTGTCCGTTCCGGCAAAGTTGCCTGAAGGCTTGTACTTGTAGGTCAGGTTGATGATGCGTACGATAAGCGGTCTGAAGAACGTCTCGTTGATCGCACGGGTCAGGTCGTCCACCACAGCAGAGCTGCGAGCGTCGAGGATCATCGCCTCGCCCTTGGTCTTGGACTTGTTCTGGTCGGTCGATACGCCTTGGCTGTACTTGGAGACGCCTGAGATCGCCTCTGCCTCCTGATCGAGCAGCGATGTATCCAGCAGCGCTTCGGAGATGGTCGGTGCCGGCAGCACCTCGAAGTTGCCCATCTCGTCGACAACGAGCTTCTTTCGGTTGGAGTTCAGGTCCTCGTCACGCAGTCCGCTGTGCGGGGTGGTGATGATCCGGGGGTTGAGCTGAAGGTCGATCGCGTCGATGGTCTGGTTACGCCTGATGACGTACTCCTCCTGTATCGGGATGAGCGGCGCGATGAACGGGTCGCCATATGCACGCACAGGCGTCTCATCCATCAGGACGAACTGTTCCTCCACCGGGGATACGATGAACGGAAGGCCGTCCCTGAGCAGCACGTCGTCTCTCAGGAACTCGTCACCGATAAGCGTTGAGACGTACCAGTTCTTGCCCTTGAGGCGGTAGACCTCTACGATCTCCACGCGCTGGTAGTCACCGATATCGTCATCCTCGAGCTCGTCCTTTGCCACCTCGAGCGTGTCGCCGACGTACGATGTCCAGTCTATCTTCGCTTTGTGCTTGGGATATGCCGACTTGAGTTCGGAGATGGTCATGGAGTCAATGCGGTGCACTAGGTACTTGATGTCGAACGGGCCTGCTGCCTTCGAGTCGAGATACACCTCGTTGAGCCGGCACTTCTCTACCTTGACCTTCTCCGACTTCGTGTCGTAGTATACCTTCGTCACGACGGTTCCGTAGGTAAGCGCGTTCTTGATGATAGGCTTGACCCGGAAGTACAGCTTCTCGTCCCGGGAGAAGTCCTTGAGCTCCATGGACAGGATCTCTGAGATCTTCACGTCCCTTTCGTCGTCCGGGCTCTCAGGCTGGATCTCTGCGAGCTGCCCCTGTCCGAAAAACGATCTCATGATGTCTCGCGTCACGCTGTCCACCTTTGGTTTGATCAGCTGTGGATTGAGTGTTGATTTGCGTCTGAGCTTCAGCGATGTGCGCTTCCCCTCGTCGATGATCGACAGCAGTCCTGACTCCAGCGTCTGGAAGTCCGTCCTGTGTTTATCGAATCCCTTCTTTGCCTCGTCTCTGAGCGCGAGGATCTGCGTCTTATCTTTGTCCGTCAAGGTGTCTCCTTTCTAATCTGTGTCGAAGCAGCGTCACACGTCTGCGTGCCGTCTTCTTCTCTTCCTTGCCCAGCTTGTCGAACATGGACTCTACAATCCTGTCGTCACTCCATCCAAGGTTCATCAGGAGCTCCATCAGGATGCGCTCCACCGTCTTCGCTGCCATTGTGATCTTCAGCCCATTATGCTTTCGCGCTATCTCCAGAGCTTTGAAGATGTCATTATCGCATACCGCGAGGAGCAGTATGAAATTCATCTCTCTACCGTTTACCATGATGGGTGCGCCTCGTTCGCGTTCATCTGACTCATGAAGTCAGGGTCGTTGAGCTCATCGATGTCCGGGCTTGCAGCAGGGTATTTGGTCTCACAGGTGAGGGCCATGGCGTCCGAGATGTCCGGGGATCTCCCCAGCTCGTCCTTGATGACCTCTTTGCGGATAGCCTTGAGCAGGCCTTGTGGTGAGAACTCGAAGCGCTGGGCTGCACACTCTTCCACAGCCTCGTCATCGTTGAACATGCGTCCCTCGTCCTCCAGAGCTTCCTTGAGCCGGTAGTAGAGCTCCGTGCGTTTGTTGAAGTAGACAGCCCTGTTGGTGGCTGCGTTGGACCCCTTGACGGGCATGACCGGGATGTCCGGGTAGGTGCGTAGCGCAGAGACAAGTCCGCTCCCTTCCCCGATGGCGTCCACGAAGATCATGCGGGGAGCTCTGCCGGCGATACGTGCACGCAGGAACTCCACGTTGAGCCATGCCGCGGTCTGGATCTGCCGGTGCGCTCCCGTTACCGGGCACTCGTCCTTCTGGTAGAAGTAGTTGCCCTTGCGTCGAACGAGGATGGTGCGGTCGTCGCCCTCGTCCGCATAGTCGACACCCCACACCTCAGCGCCGAAGGTGTTGTACTGTTCGCGCTCTGTCGCTGCCTCGATGGTGGCCATGGGTATGATGGCGTCGGTCGTCGTATCTGGGAACTCACCCTTGACGCGCACTGCGAAGACGCTGCTATCGCGGCCGTATTTGTCCTCCATCATCCTGACCCAGCTCTTCTTTACGTTCGCGCTCTTCTCCGAGTCCATGTGCACCGTGCGGTAGTGCTTACGGTTGCGTTTGTGGCTGTCGTAGAACGTGCCAGTTGTCTTGGTTGGGTTGGATGCCATCAGGCGAAGGTAGTTGCCGGTGAGAGCACCCTCGATGACCTCGAAGATCCTCTGATCGACACCCGATGCCTCGTCGATGATGTAGACGACCAGCGTCGCGTGCACACCGGCGAGCGCCTCCGTGTTCTCCTTGCGAGCCGTACGTGCGAAGCACTTGTTGCCGTTGTGGAAGCGCACATCCTCTGTGAGAGGCTCGATGAGGCGTGCGAAGTACGGGTGCATCTTCTTGTGCCACTTCTTTACCTCAGGCATGAGCATGTTGACCAGCTGTGCCGCGGCCGGGGCAGTTACCGGGATCTTGACGTCATCGAAGACGAGGCCAACGTACAGGATGGCCCAAGAGAGGATCGTAGTCTTGCCGGTGCCGTGTCCCGAGCGGACAGAGATGTCCGGCGTCTCCCCTGTCGCCAAGGCGTCGTCGATCTCGTAGATGAACTGGGCCTGCTGTGCGTCACGGGCCTCGGCCTGAAGGGCGTATCGTATGAAGTTTGAGAAAGTGGATTTGCAGAGGTATGCCTGCTCTCGCAGCGTCAGGCGTGCGAAGGTATCGAACGGGATGTCGGCGAGGTACTCTGACTGCCAGTGGTAGTCTATCTCTTCTGAAGCCATGCCGCGAGCTCGTCATCCAGTCCATGCTCGACACGGTCTGTGAAGAGCTTGAGGTGTTTACCGATGAGCTCGGCGCATCCTTTCACATCGATGATCTTGTACTCGACAAGGTTCCCGTCGGAATCGTACTTGACTCCCACGACAGCCTTGGCGGTATCGTCGTCAAGCTCTTCTGGCCTCTTCAGCGTACCATCTTCCCGGTACAGCTTGCGGAAGTCGAATTCTATTCCTTGGACGAGTCGCTTGATGACTCTGCCGGCGCTTGCACCGTAGTCTTTCATCAGCTCTTCCACTCTTGCGGTGATGGCGGGGTTTTGCATCAGCTCATGTGCTGACCTGTTGACTGTGTGTATATTGCCTTTTGAATCATACACTCTGCGGTATGCTTCGCTCGCATTGCCACACTTCACGTACTCGATGCAGAAGTTCTCTTGCTTGACTGTAAGTGCCTTCGTCGCCATGTGCCTCCCCTTTCAAGGTATCACCAGCGATTATAGCACAAATTGATTATTGCTTTGGCTTTTCCCTGAACACAGGCATGCATTCATACTCGACCATCACCCTGTTTGTCTGCCTTGACTCCTCCTCCTCACACTTCTTCTCGCTCGTGTGGTACGACAGGACCCTGTAGTCGCTGAGGCATCCACCGGGCCAACCGCAGCTCTTGTACAGGTACGCCACCAGCGCATATTCAATGACCACCATCTTTCACCTCCTCGTAATATCGGTTGATGTAGTTTGCCGGGTCGAACTCCAGACCGATGCTTGCAGCCAGCTCCGCGAGAGCCAGCGCAACCTCGAATGGATCCGGGTTCGTCACCTTCAGGAACCCCTCCACGAACTCGTCGAACTTCTCTTGGTCCAGTACCATCATTGCGTCAGCTCCTTCAAACCGGTTTCTCTATTGTCTCCACTCATATCAATTCCGATTCGATCTTCGGTATCGAAGAAGTTGAGGACCCTCATAATGCTGTCGCTGCTATAGCACCTTAGTTCGTTATCGAGGCTCTTGTACTGCATCTCGTATATCACAACAATGAGCTGCTTCTTCCCGCGCTGGTAAAACTGCACCGATATGATGTCTTTGCAATCGTCCGATATCTCCACCAACTTCCGGTGAAGCTCATCTCTCGTCATCGTCATTTGTCTCGTCCTTTTGTTGTTTGATCGCACGAAGTGCATTCAGCAACCTCATGGCGTGAAACCTTCGCACGCATTTGAGCTCTACCATGTACTGGTTTGCAGAGAACACTCCCTGACCAGTGATGGAAGCCACCGCCCTTGCGAAGTCCATGTGCGTAGCATAGTCCTCCAGCAGCTCGTAGTACAGCGTCTCGAGCTCTTCTCTCTCTGATACGCTTATG